GACATCGCAGATTCTTACGGACAAGCTAAGTGAAAAAGCACAGTTGGTCGTTCTCCGCAATCAAAGATTTCAAAGGCTGCGCACGGCGGTATCACGCCGTCCGTGTGGCGAAGCTTTACAAAAGCAGTAAGACTGACGCGATCATATACGGAGAAGAGGTACACAAGGCTCTCGAAGAATATGTTCGTGATGGCGTGCCGCTGGCCTCCGGGTTCGCTAAGTTCCAGCCGCTGGCCGACTCGGTGTTAGGGCTTGAGGGGGACATCTACTGCGAGTTCAAGATGGCGCTGGGGGTTGATCGGCGACCTGTCAAGTTCCTCGGTAACGATGTATGGGTGCGAGGTATCGCAGACGTGCTGGTAGTTAATGGGACCGACGCTAGAGTGTTGGACTATAAAACAGGGGGAGCTAAGTACCCTGACCGCGACCAGCTAGAACTCATGGCGCTGATGGCGTTCGCGCACTTCCCAGAAGTTGAAACGGTTAAGGGTGCGCTCGCGTTCATATCCCACGATGTGCTAGTCAAAGGCGTGTATCGTCGTGAAAATGCGGGTAAGATGTGGGCTAAATGGGACGCGGGCAGCGCGCTTCTTGACAAAGCATACGAGCTAGACAAGTGGCACCCAAACCCCACTCCGTTGTGCCGTTGGTGCCCGCATGAAGCGTGCGAACATTGGGTGAGGTGAATATGCCGTACAAGAATCCTGACGACCGTAAGTGGACTAAGAACGCTCAAGCCTACGAGGACAGTCCCGCAGTCAAGGCTAAGCGCAACGCGCGTAAACGGGCCCGATACTCGCTGGAGAAAACCGGCGACGTCGCGCCTAACGATGGCATGGACGTCCACCACAAGAAGACTCTGTCTAAGGGTGGTGGTAACGGTAAAAAGAATCTGGCTGTAGTACCTCAAGGTGAGAACCGTTCGTTCGCCCGTAAGAAGGACCACAGCATGAAGTCCGAAGTATCTGCGCGGGAGCGTAAGAAACCCTAACGGTGCCCTAGTGGGGTTGCACAGTTTCACATGTGCGTAACGGCACCAGCTAGTATGCGCTTTCATCCTTTCGCGTAGGATTAGCGGACAGCCCGGAAAGACGGGCACACCTCAAACACGTGTTTGAGGCGCACAGCTATTGGAGCGCAGATGGAGATTATTGATAACCGCGCGGTTAAGTTCCGCGTGAAAAACCCTGACCGCATTACGTCAGTTATTCCAAAGAGTAGAAACTTAGGCGAGATCGCGCCGGGCGTAAGCGAAGTCGTGGTTCACTTCGGGTTGGAAGAAGCGCAGGTTCTGCGAAACCTTAAGCTCAAAGGAGTGCGATCCCCGATCGCGTTCACGTACGACTGGCCGGGGATGCGGAAGCCGTTCGACCACCAACGGGTAACCGCAGAGTTCATGACGCTGCACAAGCGGTGCTACATCCTAAACGAGCAAGGTAGTGGAAAGACGTCTAGCGCGCTCTGGGCCATCGACTACCTTCTCAAGATAAAAGCGATCAAGCGCGCTTTGATTGTTTGCCCAGTATCCATCATGAAGTCAGCATGGGTAGCCGACGCGTTCCAAACGATCATGCACAGAGATATAGCCGTCGCGCACGGCACAAAGCAACAACGCATCGCGGCTATAGACAGTAAGTCCGAGATCGTTGTCATCAACTATGATGGGGTTGATGTAGTAAAGAACCACCTGAAAGACAAATTCGATCTGATCGTTATGGACGAGTGCACGTTCATCAAGTCTGCGACTACGCGCAGATGGAAAGCATTGAGCGCTATCTCTGGGCCGGACACTTGGATGTGGTTGATGACGGGCACCCCAGCGGCGCAGTCCCCCCTTGATGCGTTTGGTCTGGCTAAGCTGTGCACACCGTCGCGTGTACCTAGCTACTTCGGATCGTGGCGCGATAAGGTGATGGTGAAGATCGGCATGTTCAAATGGGTACCCGCCCCACGCGCTACAGAGGCCGTCAACACCGCGTTACAACCTGCGATCCGGTTCACGAAAGAAGAATGTCTTGACTTGCCTGAGATGTTGTATCATACTCGTGACGTACCGATGTCGAAGCAACAAGAGAAATACTACGCACTGCTGAAGAAACAGCTTACAATAAGCGCAGCGGGTGAGCAGATAACCGCCGTACACGCGGCAGCGGCTCTTAACAAGCTGCTACAAATATCGTGTGGTGCGGCCTATTCGGATACTGGTGATGTTATTAAGTTTGATGCTGATGCGCGTTTAGAAGAGACGTTAAGTGTAGTGCAGGAAAGTAGTCATAAGACCGTAGTGTTTGTTCCGTTTAAGCACGCTATACATATTGTTAAGGAATACTTGGAGAAGCATGGATACTCGACTGAGTGCATATACGGCGACGTATCTCTCGGAAAACGGACGGACATATTCCGGCGGTTCCAAGAGACCGACGACCCAAAAGTGCTGGTTATCCAGCCGCAGTCTGCGTCGCACGGAGTCACACTTACAGCGGCCAGCACGATCATCTGGTTTGGCCCTACATCGTCCGTTGAAACATACCTGCAAGGTAACGCCCGTATTCATAGAGCAGGGCAGACGAATAAGACTTTAGTAGTGAGACTGTGCGGTTCCCCCGCAGAAAGGAAAGTGTATGCCGCGTTAGATAATAAAGAGCTAGATCAAAGTAGGCTTATGCAGCTATATGAAGACGTTATAAAAGGAGAATGACATGGATGTAGCTAAACTTGTAGAGGTATACATCAAGATTCGGGACAAGCGTGCTGAGAATAAGACGGCGTACGAGGCAGAAGATGCCAAGCTACTCGCCAAGCTCGATCTGATCGAGGCCGAGATCCTTGATGTATGTAAAGAGAACGACGTCGAAAGCCTGCGCACTACCGCTGGCACAGCGACCCGCACCGTCAAGGAACGAGTGTGGGCCTCCGACTGGGACTCGTTTTATGGATTCGTGCGCGAGCACGACGCGGTTGAATTGCTGGAGAAACGTATCCATCAAGGCAACTACAAAGAGTGGGCCGACTCGCATCCTGATGTGATCGCGCCTGTTAATGTAGATCGCAAGTACGCGATCACTGTTAGAAGGAGTAAAGACTAATGGAGTCCGATTTGATGACTGTCAAAGAAGCCGCCGAATACTTACGCATCTCGGTCGCGTCTGTAGGTGTGCTGCGTAAAAAAGGAAAGCTTCCGTTCGTTAAGCTCGGCCAGCGCGTTATGTTCCGTAAAGACTCGTTAGCACAGTATGTAGCTAACCTTGAAATCGTTATCAACTAAGGAGATTGAAATGAGTGAAATGACACTGTTCAAAGGTGGTTTGCCGTCCTTCCTGAAAGAGGCCGAACTTGATGAGACTACGAAGTCCCTGATGGGGACTGGCGGTGGCGGCATTAAGCGCATCTCTTTCAAAGGTAATCTGTTCCGCATGATCGCCAACGGCGAGGAAGTCGCGGTCAACGAAGACCGCGCGATGAACGTTATTATCGTGAAGGCTTCCCCCGGCGTGTCGCGCACGTACTACGAAGGTCAGTACCGCGAGGGCGAGAGTGCGCCCCCCGTGTGCTGGTCGGCTGATGGCGTTAAGCCCGATACGAAGTCCCCCGCGCCGCAGTCTTCCAAGTGCGACACATGCCCCCAAAATATCAAGGGGTCTGGCCAAGGCGACGCTAAGGCGTGCCGCTATGCTCGCAAGCTTGCCGTTGTGCTGGATGGCGACGTGGACGGCGATGTGTACCAGTTGACGCTCGCGGCTACTTCGATCTTTGGTAAGGGCGAAGACAACAAGCTCCCGCTTGAGGCGTACGTCCGGTTCTTGGCATCGCACAACGTGCCGGTCACGGCTGTCGTCACGGAAATGCGTTTCGATTCCAAGTCTCCGGTTCCGAAGCTGACGTTCAGGGCAGTGCGCGGGCTGAACGAATCTGAATGGGAATCCTGCCGCAAGCAGGCTGGAACCGGCGATGCGATCGAAGCGGTGTCGCACACGTTCACTGTGAAGTCCAAGGACGATGGCGAGAAGTTCGAGCAGGCGCCCGCACCGAAGCCCAAGCTCACGGTCAAACCGAAGGCGGCCCCTGTAGTGGCCGAAGAGGACGAAGCCGAGGAGCCGGTCAAGGTTTCCACCAAGAAGGCCGCGCCTGTAGTGGCCGAGAAGAAAGCTATCAGCGACCTGCTCGACGAGTGGGCCGAAGCTGACGACTAACCAACTGGGGGGCTTCGTCCCCCCGCTCAGGAGAACAACGTGGATCAAGTAAACAGCCCAAGCCATTACACTAATGGCAGCATCGAGGCCATTGACGCGATCGAGGCCGCCCTCACACCTGAAGAGTTTCGCGGGTACTTGAAGGGCAACATCACGAAGTACGTATGGAGGGAACGGCACAAGGGTCAGACTGAGTCAATCATGAAGGCCCAGTGGTACGCTAATCGCTTGATTGAGTTCGACAAAAAAATCCCCTTGCAATTATCCCTCTTTGGGTAGTAAATTTGACACTTCGGGCCGGACTAAGCGACGGCTGAAAACTGGGCGCACCACCCAGCGTTCGAGCCCGATCCCTCTTTCAATTTTTCGGTGAGCGTCAGGTGAATACGCATACATTTTTGGAGACAGTCCTACCGACCGAAGGATATTTGTGCGCGGTCGGTATCAAGGACACGGTTGTAAAACCCCGGTTTGTAACCGGAAT